GACATTTATGAGCTAGAAGCCGCAATCAATGAGGGCAACATTAACGCTGCTGCTCGCCTATCTAACAGCATGGTTGCCAATGCTCAGAAGTTAGCAGCCCTTCGTGGTGACATGATTGGCCTTAACGACATCGAAAACCCATTTACAGCATGGCTTGAGACTTTGAAGCTAATGGCGATGGAGTTAGCAGCATTAACAAAGATAACTAAAACACCACCTAAGTTATTAGGTAAGGGCTCAACAGGCGCAGAAATAGAAGCCATTATTGATGAGTACCTAAAACTGTCTCCAGCCGATCAGACAATACTTTTTGGCAGTCCGTTATTGCCAAAGGGATCTTTACCACCAAGCATGTCTGGAACATTTACAGAAGGCCCAGAAGCTGCAAGAATGTTTAATCAGATGAGCATGGGTGGATCTATGGGCGGCGGTGGCACTGTAGTCAATGTCAATGTCACAGGATCAGTTACTACAGAGCGCGATTTAGTTGCAGCAATTACACAAGGACTCTACGCTCAGCAGGCTTCTGGTACTCCAGTAAATTACAGTACGGCGTACTAATGGCATTACCAGCAACCCCTATCGTAAAGATCAACCTAACTGGTGGAGCCTCATTTGGTGAAGCCTTTGTGTTGGGTTCATCTCGTCTAGGCTTTGCTGAGTTTGCTTCAGGCTCCACTGTCATTGTCGATGTATCTAATCAAGTCTCTAAGATAGATACTCGCAAAGAGCGCAACCTATTTCAAGACAAGTATCTTTCAGGCACAGCCACAGTTCGGATCCTTGATCAAAATGGTGACTGGAACCCACAGAATACTTCTAGCCCTTATTATCCTAATCTTGTACCTTTGCGCTCTATTCAGATTTCAGCCAATTACTCATCTACAAACTATCCGATTTTTAAGGGTTACATAACTGAGTATCTGTACACCTACCCTAAAGATCAGGAGATTGGCTATGTCGATCTTATTTGTTCAGATGGATTTAAGCTGCTGTTCAATTCCAATGTAACTACTGTGACAGGCCAGGCAGCAGGTCAAGATACTGGCACACGCATTGATAAGATCCTAAACACTATTGGCTGGCCTTCTAGCCAGAGATCAATCCAGACAGGCAACACAACATGCGTGGCCGACCCTGCAACCGTGCGTACGGGCCTTACAGCCATCCAAACAGCAGAGTTCACAGAGCAGGGTGCTTTCTATGTGGACAAGGCAGGCAACGCAGTCTTTAAGAATCGCCAGTTTGTCTATGATGCTCAAGCTGCAACACCTACTGAATTCTCTAATGCGGTTGGATCTACAGACATCAACTATGCAGGAATTGTCTTTGCCCATGATGACAAGACCATTGTTAATCAGGCTACAGTCACACGCATAGGCGGCACAGCTCAGACCTTCTCAGATGCTACTTCTGTGACACAGTATTTCTTGCACTCAGTTACAGCAGATCAGATGCTCATGCAGACAGATGCCAATGCCCTAGCCTTAGCAACTGCCTATGTAACAACCCGTAAGGACACCACAATCCGCATCGAGTCAATTACTCTCGATCTGGTCACTTTAGGTTATGGGGCAGGAATCGTTGCAGCTTTGGATCTTGATTACTTTGACACAATGGAGATCACAAATGTCAATGTGTCAGGAACAACCATTGTTAAGAAGCTCCAATGTCAGGGGATTAGCCACAGCATCACCCCTAATACTTGGGTTACAGTTTTGACCACGCAAGAGCCATTACTCGATGTGATGTACTAGAATAAGACTATGGAGAAACAATCATGGCAGTAGGATTACCAGCCAAAACCACTTACGCTAATGGCGATGTCTTTTCGGCATCGGACATTAACGACACCAATGGCACAATCAACCTTATTGGCCAGACCAATAATTTCTATGCTGGCAAGAATCGCATTATCAACGGTGATTTTGGAGTATGGCAACGCGGTACAAGTATTAACTGTGTGGCTGGAAACGAATCATTCACAGCAGATAGATTTATTGTTACTTGGGTTGGAACAGGTACAACTACTGCAACACGCCAAACATTTACCCCAGGAGCAGCGCCTGTAGCAGGATACGAAAGCACTTTTTTTCATCGAACTACTATGAGTTCAGGGGCAACTTATTTTTTCAATGCCCAAAAAATTGAAGATGTGCGTACTTTTGCTGGTGAAACCGTAACACTTTCATTTTGGGCAAAAGCATCATCGGCAGTTGTAATTCGTCCTACTTTCCGCCAAAACTTTGGTTCTGGTGGTTCGGCTAATGTCGATAAAGCAGGAGCAAACACTACACTTACGACTTCTTGGGTTCGTTACAGCTACACAATTGCGTTAGATAGTATTGCAGGTAAAACTATTGGTACTAATTCATCTTTGATTATCTATGGATTAGATTACCAATCGGGAACTGTTGCCTCTAATGTTGTTGACATTTGGGGCTGGCAAATTGAAGCAGGTTCTACTGCTACAGCTTTTGAAACTGCAACTGGGACAATCCAAGGCGAATTAGCCGCTTGTCAGAGGTATTATTTCCGCAGTGGTTCAAGTGTCGGCAGTCAAACAGCAACAGGAGTTTCAGGAATTACAAACTCAACTACTAATCTGGTTGGCTACTTTAACCCACCTGTACCTATGCGAGTGACACCAACGGCAGTCGAGTTTTCAAGCATTGGCACACAAACCACAGGTTCAGGTTTAACTGCTATTTCAGCCGTTGCTATTGTTAATGAGTCCACAAATAGTTCAGTATCGCTCAATTTAACATCATCAGGCTTTACAGCCAATCTTTTTGGATTAGTAAGAGGTACAACAGGTACAGGCTACATTGGACTAAGTGCGGAGTTATAAAAATGGATAAAGTTACATTTATTGAAAGCCAAAACCCAGACGGCACAATTTCAGAACACGCAATTATTGACCGAGGCAACGGAGAATTTACCTCAATGCTGAAATCTACTTATGATGAATTAAAGGCCAATGAAGCAGCCAAGACTGTCTAAAGCTGCTATTCAGCTTCGGGAACAGTTCGATGATGCCTACCCAGATCGTGACCGCACATCGGATGGTTGGATTGGTGATACCAGACATGGTGCTCGTAAGTCTGATCATAATCCAGATGCACAAGGCTGGGTACGCGCCATTGACATCGATCGTGACTTATCCGGAAAGGCCAAGCCGGACCTCATGCCCGACCTTGTTGATCAAATTCGTGCAGCCTGTAAAAAAGGATCTGAAAAGCGTATCGCTTACATTATTTTTAACGGGTCAATCTGCTCCCCTATTTTTAGGTGGAAGTGGCGCAAGTACACAGGGGCTAACAAACATGTTCACCACGCTCATTTTAGCTTTAAGAAAGAAGCTGACTTACGCGGTGAATTTTATCAGATACCTATGTTAGGCGGAGAAGAATGAATCTAAAGAATCCAGCAATCCTTGCAGCAGGAGCATTTCTAGCAGCCTGGTCAGCAACTAATTTCGATGCAGACTACAGAGCAATCCTGTGGTCAATACTTTCAGGCGTGTTTGGTTATGCCTCACCTAAACGATAATGATTGCGCAGGACATGGCGGTTCTTGCTGTTGCTGCTACGACCGTTATTGGTTCATTTATTGGCTCGGTGCGTTGGTTAGTAAAGCATTATCTTCAAGAGCTAAAGCCAAATAGTGGCTCATCAATGCGCGATCAAATAAACCTACTTGAGGCGCGTGTCGAAACTATCCTTCGTATCTTAGAGAAGTAACAATTATCCTATGGCAAGAAAAAAGGTTATAGACCTAGACACTTACACAGCTCTTGATGCCTGGGCTATTAGCCTGCAAGAGATGTATCGAGCATTGCGTAGAGCAGGCATGGATGTTGATTTAGCATTAGCAATTATCATCGAGCCTACAGCTTATCCTGCGTGGATCTTGCCATCTCCAGTCGATCCAGAAAGGTTCGGCGATTACGAAGATGAGGATGACGATTAAGCGAATAGTTATTTTGTCTGATCTTCAAGTACCTTTTGAGGATGTTAATGTAACACGCAACATTGCTAAATTCTTAAAAACTTTTAAGCCAGATCAAACAGTAACGATCGGCGATGAAATCGATTTTCAAAGTATCTCAAAATGG